CTTCTGGAGTGGGCGATAGCGAAGGATCTGCAACTGCTGGATGCCTTGGATGTCGAAACGCCATTGCTCGGCATTGATGCTATCTGTTAACTCTCGCATCACTTTGTATATCCACTCGTAATGTGTGGCGAAAGGAACCCAGCAGGATGTACAGGTTCGCGTACGTGATACTGTACGAGTCACCCCATCCTTGGCTAGTACAGGCGCACGCTTCATTCCAATGATCTCAGCATCCTGGCGCAGCATGGTGCATTGCGTAGGCGTGAGGACGTAACGATCCACGCTGGCGGTTAGAACCTTCTGCTTGAAGGCTTCACTCACTTAGTCATCTCGGCTAGCTCTAGCAACGCCTTGTTCAGTGCGTACTCGAAGCACGCCTTCTTATCTTTCTGTAGGTGAATCCTACCAGCCTCAGCCAGAGCGTTGAACGTCTTATCGTCCACCTTGATGTCGATCACCGCCGACTTAACTTCTCGAATGTCCAGCACTTCGATTTGTTTCTTTCTTCTCATTATTCTAGTTCCTTTTTTATACGATCTATGATCCACAGGATTATGTAAAGCGCGAAATATATACCAGATAAAATTACACAGGCGTAAAGAATCATCCAGCTAATTACCCACGCTATGCCAGCTATATCAGCAAAGAACATAATCAGCCTCCTTCATTCGGCGCAGTAATGTTCGGTTACATATCCGAATGCCAGCCGCCCTGCACCACCAGCCGACTGTGCCGTTTCGGAAATCTTCCAGTAGCTTCTGGACGTTGTGCGAGTTTTTGTACTCGGGCATATCCCGAAGGTTGGCTAGTTCTGGCCTAGAGATAATCTTCATACACTTAACCACCCCGCGCCTACGAAGCGTGCGAAGATCCATGATCGCACGCAAGGCAACCTCGCCTGCCAACTGCTGTAGCTTTTCATCGTATCCTCCCTTGACTAGCGAGCCTTTGATCACTTATAGCTTTTCTTAGGCTTGCAAGTTGTGGCAAGGATGTTCCAGCATTGCGCTGCATCCTGGGCTTCATCCTTTGTATCGAATACATCCATGAAAGGAGCCACGCCTTCGATGTGCGCTCCGATTAGTCGCGGTCCTAGAGCCTCGCCGTTCATGGTGTGCAACCGCCACTTGCCGCACTCTGGCACTACTCGAACAAAGTTCATCGTCCTAACTCCACCAGCTTCGCGTCATCGGACTTGATCATGTTAGTCAAATTGGTCATGTTGTTGGACTGACCAGCGTAATGAATGCACATCCCATCCTTGTAGCGGTCTAGGCCAAAGTGTTCTTCCACGCTGGTCATGCAGTTGTAAACAGGGTCAAGCTCGGTTAGCGGGATGTTCCAGATGTGAACCATAATGTTCATCCAGGTCTGCTCCGCAAAGTGGTTAGGCAGTAGTCCTAGTGGTGGCATAGACAGTGCGCCTACCGCCTTGGAGGAGATCACGAACACGCCAGTGTTGACGTAGAAGCGCGGGTCGATGATTGCGCCGAAAGCACCAGCCAACTGCCCCATCGCCAGCTTGCGGTCCAGGAACGCTCCCTCATCAAAGGCACAGAACACGCCAGCGTCTTCGCCTATGTCGGGGCAATCGGCTGCAACCAAGACATCAGCATCTAGGAACGTGACTTGTTCGTAGCCCTTCGTTGCCATGATGTTTCCAATCGCCGACTTGGAATACTGAACAGGCTCGGCCAATGGCTTCTCTAGCGAGATGAAATCAATCTGGTGACGCTGGCAGTAAGCCTCCATGCGCGGCTTGGTTAGTTCCAGTATCTTCTTCCACTCATCTCCGAATGCTTGCGTGACTAATGCTTTTTTCATTTTGCGTCTTTCCAGATGACTCCATCTTTATCTAGGTTTGAAGACCAGATCATAAGGTTGTTATAGGTTGGATAACCCCAACCCCAGCGCATTAGAGTTAAGCTGATTATGTTTCCTATGTGGTAGCAGATCCATGACAGAGCGAGTTTCAATTAGAACTCTCCCAATCATCTCCTGCCTTCAAGCAGAGAAGACCATCTGCTTTATCAAACAAATCCTTGGGAGGATCAACCACAAGCTCTCCGTCCTTCAAGATTTCAATGTCGGACATCTCAACTGAATCCACAGACTCTGACATAAAATGCTCGCCCCATCTACAAGGTCCAATGTCCTCTTCAATGGTCTCAATCTCTGGCGTTCCATACGCAGAGTACTCTTCGCCATTCCAGCTAAAATCCACCTCAGTCTTCATAACCTTGTGACCTCTTTCTTGATTTGTGCGAGCGTAAACAAACACCGAACCAATGCACGCTCTAAATGATCGGTGGCTGTTTCTCCGTTGTTGTCAGGGCAAGGCGTTGACTTGTGGAGTTGCATCTGCGCTGTGGCTAGGTGGCGCATCGCTCTGGCGATATGGTAATCATGGGTTGGCCTATCCTTCAGCAACCAATCTCCATAAGCCGACTTGTCCGACCCCTTACCCATAACGCGCCACGTTACGGCTGCCGCTTCGTCACCCATCTCGGCAATGGTTGGCGCAGTCATTACAGCTTACAACCTGGAGGCGTGTAACCCTTAACCCAGCACCAGATTTTCAACATGGCTTGGAAGGCAATGCCCGATTGGTAAAGCTCATCGTCCTCCCAGGTCCTAGTGGTGATCTTGTTGGCATCGTTGGATGCAAGCACGATTGACACGCAGGCGGCCTTGGGGTTCTCGCTGGCAATCCTGTATGCCCAAAGCTGGGGGCAATCAGAAGTTTCGTAGAATGGTGAGTAGCGCGGATTAACTTTCCGATTCTTCAAATCTATGATAGCGTCACCAATCCCCTTTAATCGGACGTAGGCATCGCATCTTCCCGCATACCCCGCGCCAACAAGTGCTTTTTCGCACCAGTAGGTTTTCTCAATGTTTTCATCGGACCACTTCTTAAAGGTAGCGATGTATGGCTGGAGGACTTCGTCTGTGGAGGTTGCACGTCCCAGTAGGATGTTCTCCAATTCGAGATGCATTCTCGTTCCATGCTCCGCTGCTTTGCTTGTTGCTTCTTTAGAGTCTTTAACCACCCTTCGAGCGTAGTCTTCGAGTGTTTCATTCTCCTCCTTTGGTAGAGTGAGCGAGGACATAATGCCCTGCTCTATCTTCCAGCTTGTTAATTGTGGCTTATCTAAGATTCCGATAATAGATGTAACGCTTGGGAGTAGCCCCAGCTTGCGAGCGTCAGCAACTGTGGTGTTACGTTCCTTGCCGTTTGCTCCAATAATTGAGTGAGCCGAATCACCCTCTTGGGTGTACCAATGTCCCGCCTGGTCAGTTGCGACCAAGCGGGAATTGGAAGGCTCTTTAGCTGATATGGTAAGAGCCATACAACTTAGAACGGAACCGAGTTGCCGTCTCCGTCTTCACCGCCAACTTTGGTTGTGACCGCTGCACCAGCGAACTCCTTGCTTGCACGGATCTTGTCTTGCAACCACTCTGGCATATCTGCAAACTGACCGCCCTCGCCTTGCTCGATCTCGTAATATACTTGATCGTTAACAGATGTGGTCGAAGCCTTCATGCTTTTAGGCAGTTTAGATGCACCAGCAATCGCGCAGTAAGCGCGACCAGCTTGAGAGGTTTTGTGGATGAGGGTAAGCATGGCGGTTTTGCCCAACAGATTCTTTAGGCTAAAAGCCTTCAGTTCTGCTGATGTGAACGTCTGACCGCGCCATTGTTCCAAGAGTTTCCGTAGGCTGGCCTTCTCGCCAAGACTGCGGGTTTGCTCAATGGAAACGACCATCGGCTTGCTGACCTTGGTACGTTTACCATTCTCCTCCACCTCGAACTCGTCTAGTTGTTCGGGCAGTTCAAAGGTTAAGCGAACCTTCGGGGTCCACTTCTCTTCGTTGTCCCAGTTGGTCTTCTGCGTTCCTAGATCGACTAGGGAATATAGAATACCAATTGTTGCTCCTGCCTCTGGGAGCTTGCGCTCTTGTTTTGCCGACTCACTGATTGTTAGTGCCATTGTAGTGTCTCCTTTATTTATTTGGGTTTATTGTTGTGGGTTGAAGTCTGTCTAAATCTTCTGGCGTATTGATATAAAATCCCTTTGCAATCGTTGGCATGTATTGGACTTTGACATCGGACGGCGCGATCTGTCTAGCTAATTCGCACACGCTGTCTGCGGTTAGGATAACAAGCCATTCTTTGCGACCATTTCTGCGGAAGAATACTGCGGGAATCTTTCCCTCTGGGCAGTCACGCT